CGAATGACAAATGGAACTACAGTCCACTGCTCTACCAACTGAGCTAAGAGGGGGTGGTAGCTCCCACGTGGATTCGAACCACGGGTGGTGGATTCAAAGTCCACAGTGTTTACCAACTACACCACAGGAGCCTCGGATATATTATTATTAGTTGGCTCTTCTTTAAGCCCGTTTATGAACTTCATACACGTGAGTGAAATTGAGAAAAGTCCCGCAGATGTATTCGCGACAATCATGGGTATGACACCAAAATATATCGAGTACACTAACCCCAGGGAACTCGCCAACATATTCAACCAGAGGAAGGTGTAATTTATCGCATGTGTATCTTTGGTTCGGTAGACATGTACAACTTGTGGTACAAACATAATCGATATGAGTATCGAGCTCGTCAGACCGATGCCATCTATGACACTCTCCATTACACAGTACTATTTTCTAAAGTTTAAGTAGGTATGATACTGATTATCACCGTACTTGTTTTGATCTTAGCAGTCATTTACACATTTTTTCGTAAACAGCGAAAGGATAGAAATTATGACTACAAATGTTTTCTGTTAACAGTGAAAGATCAAAAAGAACGTCAAGAACGATTTTTTAAAAGTCATCACGAAAACGTTCCAATAGAAACAATCTATGGAGTAGACACCCGAATTGTTAAATACGCAAATGAGTTTGAAGAACAAATAGATCCCGATTATTTCGAAAAAGCCGTTGAAATGCACTACAATCCAGACATAAAGAGACCAGACATCACCTACTTCAACATGGGTGCTATTGGATGTTTCTTTGGTCATATGGAATTTTATAAGAGGTGTTTCGATCAGGGTCTCAAATACGCAGTCATTTTTGAAGATAACGTCATTGTCAAGTCTAACACACTCTATGACGAAATTCAATCGGTCATCGATGAAAAGGGTGATGATTTTGAAATGTGTTTCTTCCACTGTCTGTCACGACTTCCGGATAAGAAGGAGGGAACCCTCGAAAAGGTCAAATGGATTTCAAGCACCAAGTGTTATCTTGTCCATGTAGACAATATGAGAAAATACATAAAGCACTTCTATCCAATGGATAACCATGTGGATATGAAACATGAAGATCTCATCACAAAAGGTGCCAGAGTGTACTACAAGGATTTACGTGAATATATTTTCATCGATAGAACTCACAAAAGTATGATTGGTCATAATGATCACGGTAGACGTGAATTCTTTTCGAGACAGTACCCAGAAGCCACACCAGATGATGTCAAATGGGGCTACTAATTCCATGGAATATCTCGGGGTCTATAACGACACCCGACTTTGAGAAAATCTACAAACACCTCCAAGTCGTGTTTCGTTTGTATGACATCCAACATGTCACCAACATAGGCATTATACTTCTCATGCTTACCTGCGTGTACAAGGCGATCTTCCCTCACTTGGAGAACCTCTTTACCATATCTCGTCGGAAGCATCACTATATTTGAACTCGCATTCATGTCATAGTCGAACCGTTTGACTGTGGGGTGTCTAGCATGTTGTCTCGGTATGACATGATGATCTTCAACGAGACCCTTATTGTGGAGACCCCAACGTACCTTGAACATTTTACGCGCCAATGACCCATACCGCATCCCTATTATTTGGTAAGTTTTATATACACAGGTCTTTCTGTTCTGATAATTGAGATTCCTATGTTCAACAAAGTCTTCACGAAAGGTGACCTGACCATAACCTCTGAGTGTTCTATGTACTTCCTGGAATTTGGGCGATGTTTATCAAGAACCCCCTTCATTGAGAGAATTCGACCCAAAGATACATTTCGACATTCCGTAACATCTATCATAAACTTCACAGGTTTCCTGTATGTCCACGCATCTTCAAAGTAGGTGTCAAGTAATTCAGGGGTTGTAGAGTCCCTAATTTTGATTTTGTAATTCATGACCATTTTTATAAATGTATATTTAAAGATTGAGTCATTTTATAATACATGGGTTTAATATACAAATTAACTTCACCAGAAGGAAAATCGTATATTGGACAGACGGTACAATCATTCAAAAAAAGAATGAATGGTCACGTACACGGAAAAAGTTATTGTCGAGAATTAAAATGTGCTATCGATGAATATGGATTCGACAATTTTGAAAAGCAGGTATTATGGGAAGGTGAGGATGAATTGATTTCGGAAAAAGAGAAGTATTACATTAAATACTTTAATACCATGCACCCAAATGGGTACAATCTTTCATCTGGTGGTGGGAGAGGTGAACATAGATGTCAAAATACAATTAAGCTTATGACAGAAAACCAACGAAAGAATGCGAAACTAAAAAATGATGGACTACTTGGATATATACATGAAAACAAATCAAAAATTGATGGAAGAATAACATCATGGACTTTGAAGACTAATAATTGTGGTTCTCTTGGAAATTTCAAAACAGAAGAAGAGGCAAAATGTTTTCAGACTGAATATACTCGATATCCACAAAAATATTTAGACACCTATTCAAAAAAAAGAGTTCCAAATGGAGAAGGTGGTGTGTACTATAGAAAAGAACGAAATAAGTGGGTAGTAATGCCGATGATAAATGGTGTTAACACATACATGGGATCATATGATACAAAAGAAGAAGCAACAAATATTTTAAAAAAGTACAAACTATCAAATTAAAGTATTTTTATAAACATACATGAAATGTTTATAAAAATACTCCCGCTGGGAATCGAACCCAGAATTTGACTTCACTCCACGGATTATACTCCGTCATGACATACAAATTGTATAAGAATCATATGATAACCGTTTCATTACGGGAGTTCGTGGGTAGACCCCACGTATTATTTAGTCTTCACATCTTTAAGCTATTTCGAGATAGTTTTCGAAGGTCATCTTCGCATTTCCACCCCGAATGAAGTTTCGAAACGTCTGAGCATCCTCGAAGGCTTCTCGAGCAACCTTCACCGATAGGATTGTATCATATGCACAAGGATCGGCATCTCTGATGACAAAACCAGGGTTCATGACTTTTAATTCTGTGTAAACCTCCTCTTCAAGGAAATCCATGACATCTTGGTATTCACATGTTTCGGCGACGACGACGACGGCATACCCTTGGGTTTCATAATTGTTTTTGATTTGGTGCATAGAAATGTTGTTTATCGTTTGTTTATTAATGACATCGGTAACCTTGGAATACTTGGCATACGTGGCTTGAGTGGAAAGTTCAGTTACTCTGTGTCCAGGTGCCTCTACGAACACGATAGAATTTGTAGTTGTCGCTTCAGTGTAGGCATAGTCGATGTAACGGGCAAATTCTTGAACAGCTGTCTGAAATCCAATGGATTCCATACCTGGGATGTCGTTAAAAATAGTCTTGGCAATGCCGATGATGTTCGTATCGATCCTGTCGTCAAGAGCAAGTCTAGCCGCACCTTTCATGGATTCATTTCCACAAATACAGTAGAGGCGGTTCAGATCTTTCAAACTTTCGATGGCATCTTCAATCTCGACACTCTCACATGAGACACGTAGGATGGATCCGGCACCTTCCTCAATCTTCTTACGTGAAAGTTCTGTACGAGTGTTATTATTTAGGCCACGGAAACCCTCGTTAAATCCAATGACCCTATTACCTTGAGAATTTTCATAAAGTGTCAGAGAATGGATAAGATTATTGACACCTGGACACACACCACCGGCTGTGAGGATACCCACATTCATTTGATTTAGATAATCCTCATCTTTTTATATTGCTAATGACATGTGTGGCGAATACGAAAAATTACGGGAACCCATACAAAAAGAACCATGTCATAAATAAGAGTATCACGAGTATTCTCATTTATTATCTGGGTATATTTTAATAATGTCCGTAGAAATTGTGACATACGCCAACAAGTCACAGGGTATGTTTGAAAACTTGGTGAATAACGAATTTGGTGTTCCAATCAAGGTTTTGGGTTGGGGAACAAAGTGGAATGGGTTTAGTGATAAATCCAAAGGTCTAGTCGAACATCTTAAAACCAAGCGTGATGATGATATAGTTGTATTCGTCGATGGTTTTGATTCTAAAGTTAATCGCGATCCTACGGATGTTGTTAAACTTTTTAAACGATATAATTGCAAAGTTCTTTTTTCAAAGGCGAATAATCCGGGTGATTTTATATTGGGTACATGT